TTAGAAGTATATACATTTTGAATTTGTTAGTTTACAAGTTGGAGCAGATAATAAGTGTTTTTTCTGAAAATCACAAACTAAAGTTTTGGGTTCTGCATTTTGATAAAAAATAATAACTCTTGTATTTTCTCCAAATCTTGCGTTGTCATTTTTTGGAGTTTTCTCAATAACACTACAAGAAAATTTCTTTTCAGTGATAGTTTTATTTAAGTATTTTGCTAGAGCAAAACCAGCTGTAAATGCAGTTGCTAATAATCCAATAAGTTCAGATATTTCAAAGTACATATATTCTCTTTTTTCTTTAATTATAACATATATTTATTATTAAGTCTTAGTAGAAATGAGCACTCAACTAAGGCTTAACTGTGAATATTGACTTGAGTAACGTTGAAGTGAGTATTTATAAATTATATAGGAGATTGATTTGATTAATAACAGAAATATTAAAGATATGACTTTAAAAGAGAGGTTTGATAGTAGAGGATTTGCAGTAAATAAGTATGCAAAAGCCTATGGAGTAACACATCCAATTTTAAGTGGAGTTTTAAGTGGAATGTACAGTGGAAAAAATACTCCTGAGAATGGAGCAACTAGAAAAATAATTATGCAATTAAAGAAAGATAAGGTTTGGATAGGAAGACTACCTTGGGAGGTATAGTATGGAGTTTACAGCTAAAGATTTAATTGATAAATTAAATTTAACAAAAATGGCAGTATCAAAAGCTTTAAAAAATATACATTTTGAACTTAAAGTAGTAGAAGGTAGCACAAAACCTGTAAAACATTATTTATATAATGATTTACCTCAAAGATATAAAGATAAATTAGTTGAGCTTGGAGTTGTAAAAGAAGAGAAAAAAGATGATAGTAAACTTACTAACATTTCAAAAGCAAATTTTACAAATGTATATTTAATGGCAGGTCCAATTAAACAAGAGATAGCACTTGCAAGATGCAAGCTAATCAAGTTTTATTTGATGAGAAAACTAAATACAAATAGGATGACTTGGTTAAAAGAGACTCTTAAAAATAATATAGAGTTTGATTGCTTAGGTGATGTAACTCAAAGGCAACTTGATACTTGGCTTAGAAAATATAAAGAAGCAGAGGCAAGTGGAGCTAATTTAGTTGAGATATTTATTGATACAAGAGGTGCTGTTGCTGGAGCTGGTGTAAAAAGTTTAGATGATAAGATGAAAGAGATTGCTATTGCATACTTTGTGAAAGATAGTATTATAAATATTTCTGAAATATATCTAAATATGAAGCATAAGTTTGGAGAGCTTTTACCATCCTATGATGTCTTAAATAGATTTTATAAAGATTGGAAAGAGAAAAATCCACTTTTATATGAGTTTGCAAAAAGCCCAGATAGTGCAAAAAATAAGTATATGCCAGCTATTGGAAATGCTAGTGAAAAAGCAAAATATAAAAATCACTATTGGGAACTTGACTCTACACCTGCTGATATTATATGTTCTGATGGAAAAAGATATACAGTTCTTGCAGCAATTGATGTTTATACAAGAAGAGTTGTATTTCATGTAGCTGAGAGTTCTAGCTCATTTACAATATCTCAACTGTTAAGAAAAGCAATTTTAAAACTTGGTATTCCTGAGAATGTTGTAATAGATAATGGAAAAGACTATACATCAAACCATTTTATGAGTGTTTGCTATAACTTGAAAATAAATCCAATTATTGTACCTCCATTTAGTGGTGATAAAAAGCCACATATAGAGAGAATATTTGGAACTTTAAGTAGACAACTCTTTATGCAGGTACCAGGATTTATTGGTGCAAATGTTAGTCAAAGAACTCAAATACAAGCTAGAGCTTCTTTTGCACAAAAGATAAATTCAATAGAAGCTTGGAGGAGATTAAATGCTAGCAGAACTGATGAAGAGAAAAACTCAATAAAAGATGCTTGGAAGATTAAAAAAGAGAATTTAGGATTAAGACTTGAAGTACTTAAAACACCTGATGAACTTCAAGATTTACTTGATAAATGGGTTTTAAATATTTATGAACAAGAAAAGCATGGAAGCTTAGGAATAAGTCCTGTTATGAAATGGAATAGATGTCCTATAAGTGTTAAATCTATACCAGATCCAAGTATTTTAAATTTACTTTTGGGTGAGAGTTTCACTAGAAAAGTACTTAAAAAAGGTATTGCTGTTGATGGTCTTACATATTGGCATGAAAATCTAATTGATTATATGGGACAAAATGTATTTATTTTAGTTCCTGATGATATGGGATATATATTTGTTCATCAAACAGATATGCAGTTTATTTGTATAGCTGAAGACCCAGCTCATACTGGACAAAGTAGGGCAATGGCAAAAAAAGCAGCACAAAGATGGAATGCATTAACAAAACATCTAGACAAGATGCTTCATGAAGCTAAAAACTTGGCTGATGTTACTATTGAACATCGAATTGAAGCTGTGAAATATAGAGTCGAAACTCATACAGTAGCAGTCACAAAACGAAGTGAAGTAATAGATGCTGCTATAAGAAATGCACCAGTTATTGAAGCTGAAGATTTAAAAGCTTTAGAAAAATCAACTAAATATGATTTTAAAACAAAAGATGAAGATGGAAAAGTGGCAAAAGTTCTTCCAAGTGGAAGACCTGCGTTTAAAGGAAAAGTAGAGAGGTTTATTTGGGTGTTAGAAAATCCTAAGCAGATGAATGAAAAAGACAAAGAGCTTATGGAGAAATACCCAGATTTATATGAAATTGCAAAATCACAAGTAAAGGTAGGATAAAAAAATGCAACATAAATTTATACAAACAACAAACTATATTAACTGTTTAGAAGCTATGAAAGAGTTAGCAAGACTTCCAAGAGATATGGAAAAAATGGGTCTGTTTTATGGAAATGCTGGAAGAGGTAAATCTTTAATTATTGAAAAATTAGCAATAGATGAAGGTGCTGCACTTGTACGAACACTTGGAAGCTGGACACCAAAACAAATGATGATGGATATTTGTGAAGCCTTAGAGATAATGGATACAGGAACTACATCAACTTTACAACATAGAATTATAGATGAGTTAGCTATGAGTAAAAGAATATTAATAATTGATGAAGTTGATACACTCTTCATGAATGGTAAAAAGCAACTACTTTTAATGCTAAGAGATATACACGATATGGCAAAAACTCCAATAATCCTTACAGGAATGGAGAGCTGTGACAAAATGTTTAAACGTGATACTCATTATTATGAGAGATTTTCTAGAAAAGTAAAAATGGGTGATACAACAGAGCATGATATAAAACAGCTTTGTTTAAATTCTGATATTACTATTGAAGATGATTTAGTAAAACATTTTTTTCATAAATATGGAAATTTTAGACCTGTAAAGGTACTGCTTAATGCACTAGAAGAGTATTGCGAAAACAATGATATTAAGAATGCCAGCTTAACAACATTTAAAACAAGTGCTGTGGAGAGGATAAATGAAAAATAGTAACTTAGAAGATAAGGTAAAACGATACATAAAAATAAAAAAGTTTTTTATGTTTAGTGATGCTCTTATGATTACAGGATTAACAAAAGATATTCTTTTGAAAATCCTTGAAAGCTTTGAAAAAGAGGGTTTAATCATAAAAGATAAAGATGAGAAATCTTTAATGAAAAGCTCTTATGTTGTTATTAATGCAAAAAATAAAAAAGTCTTAAATAATCAAGATATAAAAATTGATGTTGAATTGATTAAAGCAATCAAAAAGCTTCTTTTAGAAATTAAAAAATTGAATAAAAAAGAATTCTTTTATCAAGAGCTAGTGCATAAAACTACTCTAAGTAAAGGAGTTTTTGCAAAAGTAATAAAAACATTTACTCAATTAAAAGTTTTACAAGAAAGTGCTGATGAGATAAACAAAGATATTAGGTATTTTAAAATAGAGACAACTTTAATTGATGATTTACTTACATTTCTAAAGCAAAAAAAATATAAAGAGTTGCAAGAAATATTAGAGGGTAAAAGAGAGTTAGTATATTTTGAGATACCAGATGATTTATGCAAAGTTTTAAATGTCATTATTAAAAATGAAAGCTTGAGTAAAAATGAACTAGCAAAGATGGCAGGGCTTACAAGAAAAAGATTGGGCGATTGGTTAGTATTACTTAAAAAAACTGGAGTTTTAATGGATAGTTTTAAAGAAGATAGCGAAGATATATATATTTTTTCTAGCAGTAGGTCAAAAAAAGTACTTGAATATATAAACAATGGTGCTTATGAAAAAGATAAAGAGCTAAAGCAACTATGGAAGCTTACGAACTCTTAAAGCAAGAGATTAAAAATAAGTCTATAGGAAAAGTTGCTCTTGAGTTAAAACTATCAAAAGCAACTGTGAGTTTAGTAGCTAGAAAAAAATATCCAAATCCCCAAAAAATATATCAAAAAATCAAAGAAAAGTATCAACCAATAGAAATAATAGGTGTGCAATGCACAACAAATGATTTAATCCAGCTTTTAAAGGAGTGTGAGCAATGATAGAAATTATATTAACTCTTTGTATAGGGTTTGTGAGTGGTTACATGGTTTGTTCAACAATAAGAAATATAGATAAAAAAGACAAAAAAATACCTTTTAAGGAGGGAATATGAGTACAACAAATGGTATGCCTACAATATGTAGAGGTGTAAACAGTAAAGGTGAGATTGTTCTTGTGGTTAAGAAAGGTTTAGTTGGTGTTCAACTTACTAATGATGAAGCAAAGTATATAACTCAAATGTTAGGTCTATTTTGTGGAATAAAGAATGTTAATGATGAACTACACTGTGATAAAAAAGCAAATGAAAATAGCACAAAAGAAAAACCTCTTGGAGTTTGAACATTCATAGAGCTATTAGACACCCATTAAAAAGTCTTTTAATGGGACCCGTCGTAATAAAAGATGGCTTTATTGAGTGCTCAAAAAAAATTAAAAGGAGATTTATGCCAAAAATAAATGAAAAAGGAATGTGGAGAAACAAAGAAGGTGACTATGTTCATCCTGACATGATCACACCAGATAAGCAGCTAGAAGATGAGACTGTTGAAAAGCTAATCGTAGAAGCTGTTAAGTTACAAAACCAAATGATAGATTTTAAAGTTAAGGCTTTTGAAGAGTGTTATGGGTTTGTTGATCTACTTAGACAAAGATATGACATGGAAAGAATCACAAGTAAAAGTGGAACTGTGACATTAAAAAGTTTTGATGGAACAAAAGTAGTTGAGATACAAGTTGCAAAGCTTATATCTTTTGACCAAAAGCTTAACCTTGCAAAAGAAAAGATTGATGAGTACTTGACTTTAAAAACTGATGGAGCAGATGCTGAGATACAAACTCTCATAACAAGAGCTTTTGATGTTAAAAATGGAAAAGTAGATGCAAAACAAATATTAAGTCTTAAAGCATATCCAATAACTCATGAACTATGGAAAGAAGCTATGAGTATGATTGATGATGCTATTGAGATTGTTGGAACTAAATCATATATCAGATTTAAACATAGAAAAAATGATGAAGTTGATGGAAGTTTGGAAAATATTGTTTTAGATATTGCTGGGCTTGAGATAGATAGTAAAAGTGAGGTTAAAAATGAAAGTATCTAGTAAAGGTTTAGAGCTTATTAAAGAGTTTGAAGGCTTTTCTAGTGTTGCATATTTATGTAGTGCAAAAAAAGCAACAATAGGTTATGGAAATACATTTTGGGAAGATGGAACTCCTGTAAAAATTGGGGACCAAATATCTAAAGAGAGAGCAGAGACTCTTTTGAAACATGTAGTAGATAATTTTTCAGTAGCTGTTGAAGTTGATATAAAAATAGAAGTAACTCAAAATCAATTTGATGCAATGGTTAGTTTAGCTTACAACATAGGATTAGGAGCTTTTAAAAATTCTACTCTTCTTAGACAGCTTAATCGTGGTAATTTTGTAGGTGCTAGTCAAGAGTTTTTAAGATGGAATAAAAGCAATGGAAAACCACTTCTTGGTTTAACTAGAAGGCGAGAAAGAGAGAAACTTCTCTTTGATAGCTTATAGGAGTTGAAATGCTAAATGAAGTAACTAGACTTACAAAAGGTGATTTTTCAAAGTTTAAAGAAAAAAAATATCAAGTTGAAAGAGTGAGATTTTCTGGTTTAGGAGTTGTAAAAAAAGGAGTTGTTGCTACTTTTGATACAAGAGATAAAGCGATTGATTTCTTAAATGGTCTAGATAAAAGATCTAGTGATGAAGAGTCGTATTTTAGAATAAAAGAGGTAGATAGGTGAATCCACAAGAAGCTTACTATTTTGAAGAGAAAGAAGCTAGAGAGCAAGCTCAAGCTGAAAAGATGAAAGGCAAAAAGATAGTTTATGAATGGATATACAAAGTTGGTAATGAACAACATTGGCATATCTTGAGTAGGCTTATGACTGATAGCGAAGTAGCAATATGGCTTAAAGATTTTGAGCAACCAATTAAATACAAAAAAACTGGTAGAGAATTTATTGTAGATGACGATACCCCAAATTAACGAGAAAATAAAAAAAGATAAAAGAACTCGACAAAATTGCAACATAACTACTTTTTTATAACTGAATATTGCTCGTCACAATGAGGTAATTAAAAAATTGTTTCATAGAGCACTCTTTTAGAGTGTTCTATTGAGATTATTAAAAGGAGTGAACATGAATATAAAAACAAAATTTGATCCAGAGGACTTTGTATATGGTTTACATAGAGAAGAGATAGTGAAAGCAAAAATATTAAAGATACAAATAACAGCAACTTTTGAAAAAAATATCTTTAATTACAACATAAAACTAGAAGGCAGAAAAACACCTTTATGGGTAGATGAGTCTGAACTATATTCTAGTGTAGATTCTTTAATTGATGATATGAAAAATAAATTTATTGAAAAGCAGGTTAAAAATGAACATATTGACAGTTGATACAGGTAATACAAAGCTTGATGAAGCATATAAAAGGATGCAAGTGCATATTTGCACTTATGACAAGGTGGATGAGTTTATAAACTATTTTAAATCTATCACAAAAGATAAAAAAGAAGATGAGCTTTTAAACTGGCTCTTGAAAGTTTTATTTTGGGAGTTTAAATATGGAAGAGAAGCTAATGCATACAGAGAAAATATGAGTGATTGGGAAGTTTTACTTAATGCTTGTAGTGATGATGAAAAAAACGGGCTTGAAGCTTGGATTAAAACACAATTAAACAAAAAAGGAGTTTATGAAAATGTTTAATTTTTTAAATGGAAGTATTTTAAATCAAGATGATTTTATACTAGAAGATAGAAAGGCTTATATAAAAGATTTTCTATATTCAAATAATGTTTTAGTTATATACTCCCCGCCAAAGCAGGGTAAAACTTGGCTTGGCTATGGAATAACAACAACACTAGCAAAAAGAGATGATGTAAGAGCTATTATTTATGTTGATATGGACAATAGCCTATCTTCTTTAAATGAAAGATCAATAGACAATAAGCTTATAAATATACCAAAAGTTAGATATGTTAGTCGTGCCAAAATAGATTGCTCTCCATTTGATTATCTTAAAAAAATAGATAGTGAAGCTAAAAGAAACAATTATAAAGACATTGTATTTGTACTAGAGACTACAAAAGATTTTGTGGATACAGATAGTAAAAGCCAATCTGAAGAGTTTATGCAAATAGTTATGAGAATGAGAGATGCAGGAGCTACAGTAATAATAATGCATCATGCAACAAAAGCTGGTAGGACAATATCAGGAGTTCAAGTATTTATAAATTCACCAGACAACGTTTATGAGATGACTCAAAAGGCAAAAGAGACTGATAAATTACACTTCATGCTAAGTGTTACACATGCAAGAACACTAGTTAAAGATATAGGGCTTACAGTCTCAACAAAGACTCTAGAACTTGAAAAGCTTGATGAAGTATATGCAACTATGAGTGAGTATGAAGAGAGCTTTGTAAGAGCTGCAAAAGATACTTTAGAAAAGTATCAAGAAGGGCTAGGACAAACTGAACTTTTAAATAACATAGGATTTGAGAAAACTGACAAAACTGCAAGAGATACTTTAGAGAAGTTTACTGATAAATTTTGGAGCAAACACCAAGAGAAAAAAGGTAAACCAATAACATACACATTAATTTGCTGAAACCGTTACAACCACTACAACTGCCATAAATAAAGCCTTATGTTATAGGGGTTGTATAGGTTGTAACGGTTGAACTATAAAAGGATAAATATGACACAATCACAAATAGAATATAAAAAAAGATTAATTCAAAAAATACAAATAGTTAAAAACAATGTTTTTGCAGATGATGAAATGAGAAAAGAGTTCATACTTTCTCGTTTTGGAGTGGAAAGCTCTACAAAACTTACTATTGATGAGTTAAAATTACTTCTAGATTTTTGCAATAGAAATGTAAGTGATATACCAATTTCAAAAGCAACGGAAGCACAACTTCATAAAATCAATACTTTATGGTTAGATAAAGCTAAAAATAAAAGTATAGAAGCTATGTGCTCTTTTGCTTCAAAGATAGCTAAAAGACAAGTTGGATTTATTAATGAGCTTAGAAAAGATGAAGCCACAAAGGTTATTGTGGCTTTAGAGAATATGAAATAAAAGCTAAGATTTAATTCTTAGCTTAAAATATAACTATTTGAAATATATTTATTAAAATATCTTTTAAATGGCTATTAAATATATTTTATATTGCAAAATGATATATTGTTTGCTATAATAAGGCTAATTTACTTTAGGAGAGGATATGGCAACAGTTACAAATTATGATTTATTTGAAGATTTATTTCATTTTATTAAAAACCCTAATGTTGAAATAAGCGATGTTATCAAAGAACATGGTGGTTCTAGTTTATATATTCCATCTTATAAAACAACTTTTAGAAACAATGAAATTTGCGAAGAGTACAAAGAAAGACTGGGAGAAAAAAGACTAGTTAAAAAGCTTTCAAAAAAGTATGAACTTAGTGAAGCTCAGATACTTCTTATCACAAAACCTCTCAGGGAACCAACTTTATTTTAAACCACTCTCAATAAATTCAACTGTAATTTCTGTAATTATATTTTCTACCCCTTCATATAAACTACCATCTGCATTTATAGGTAAAAATGATCTAGCTGGAATAGTAAGTTTTTTATTCCTTCCTGCATTGTTAGTTCCAAATTGATGAACAATAGGATAGAAGTAGTCATCATCATTTACAGTAGTTATTCCAACTATTGCACTATCATTATCAGATTCACTTATTAATGCTCCTTGCATACCACCATCATAAAATAGTTTTTTGTCTGGTTTGCCTTTTTTTTGTTTAAACAAATATGTAGCACTCGACAATGGACTCCATGGTTTATTATTCCAGTCTCTTTCGTTTTCAAAGCTATCCACAGCTTGATTTTTTAAATAGTTTGCAATTTCACCCATAAGTGCAGCTGTATCTGTTATGTTACCTTCTATATCTTCAAGCTTTCTCTTTACGGCTTCTATATTTTCAAGCTTTAGTGTTATTTGCATTTTTTACACTCCTTTGGTATAATTTTCACATTAAAAGGATGGGTTAAGATAATGAGGCAATGCGAGCTCTGCCCTGCAAAAACTTAACTCTAATCTCGCTTTAATCCTTTTGATAAATTAACTTTTCTACTCTTTTATTTTCAACAGTTCCAGCACTATCTATAACATAAGCACTTACACCTGTTGTTTTATCTTTTAAATATTCTACAAGAACAATTAAAGCTCTTTTTGCACCTGTTTCAGTTTTATAATATCTCATGTACTTTTTTACAACTCTACTATCTTTGTCTAAGTATTTATCACTTGTATTTTTTAATTTCTCAAACTCAAGGTAGATCTCATCTGGATTTTGTAAAGTATCTGCTAGCTCTAAAATATAATAGTTTCTATCTTTTCTATTTATTTTACTTCTCTCTAGAGTTTTGAAAAAATCATCTGATATTAATATTGGATCATTTGTTTTATCAATAAAAGTTTCACCTTCTTTAACTCCAATAGATTGATAAAATCTATTTTTTAAACCATCATAATCCAAGTTCTTTAATTCATTATTTCTAGCACTGTTAAGCAATGGAAGATATTGTAGTGAATCATCTAAATTTATCTTTTTTAGTGCTGCAACATTTGTATTTTTACCTACATTATAATTCCAATCTTTACCAGCTATGCTTTCTATTTTACCTTCAATAGGGGTTAATCCTCGTTTCTCAATATCTTTTTTACTATGAGCAGTAACAGTACATTTACAATTCCAATCATTTGGAGGATAATTCTCTTGCCAAAACTCATCGTCTCTATGAAATACAGAACCATGTAGTTTTCTATGAGAGTCTCTTGTATTTTCCAATAAAGCACTTCTATACATCCAATAAGTTGATAATGGTAACTTCATCATCTCTTCATATCTTTGCTTTTGATAAGCTACTCTCATGTTCGTATCGTATATAGTTTTTAATCTGCTTGAGCCTATTGTTATTTTCTTTATTTCACCAGTTTTTGGATCCGTTATCTCTTGTGTTCCCCACCAACCTTTTTTCTCTAAAGTTGGAATAATACTTTTTTTCCAAGCTTCAAAGTTTTTTCCAGTTTTAAGTGCATCAACTAAAGATTTATGAATATCATTTAATAAATCCATTCTTGTAACTTTTGCAACTGTAAAGGCTTTATCATGAGCTTGTTTTAAAAGCTCATAGTGATTATAAGTAAGAGTTAGTTGTTTGTTTTTTAGATAATCTACAATGCTTTGTGGAGTTTTTTGAAAATCTATTTTAACCATTAGGATTCTCATCTTCTATGCTAGCAACTCCTAAAAGTGAAGCATTAGCAAGATATTGATTTAAACTATCTTCTAGCTCTTTTGTATCAAAAGTAGGGTAAGCTTTAAAAAGATTATCCAGCATCTCTTCGTAACTTTCACTTTTATTTACTATTTCTAAAATTTGCTTATGAAATGTAAGTGCTAAGTTTGAAAAATCTATATTATTTATATTTCTATCCAATTCATCTTGTGGAAGATTATTTAGAATAATTGGATTTGCTCTTGAAATGTTACTATTGGCTATTAAGCTATTATTCTTTTGTTCTATTTCAATAACTTTAATGTTATAAGTTGCCTCTATGTACTCTTTTGTAGGTTTGAATCCCATATCATGAATAACTTTGTCTCTATCTGCTAAAGGTTTATTTGGATCATCTTTATCTTTTAATTTACCTTTTATTTGATGTTGAGTGTTATTTACTTTTTGAAAAGTCCAAATAAGCTCTCTTATGATTTGATTTACAATATTTTCATCAGCTTGAGCTAAATCTTCTCTTACTTCATTATGAACATTAGCAGCTGCTAAACTTCCACCTTGAACATTAGCAGTTAAATTTCCACCTAAAATTACTTCTCTTATTTGATTATCTATATATTCAACTAGCTCTTTAAAATTTCCACCATCTTTTACAGTCTCTATTTTTATCTCATCTTCAGTATCTAGTACAGCTCCATCACCACCAAGCATATTATAAATTTCATCTGCTAAGGCATTTTTATCACCTTCAGTTTTACCAATCACCCAAGGAGTTCCAAATCTCTCAAGGAGTTCCACCCAAAATTGAAGTGAAGCATTTTTAAACTCAACTAACCAAAAAAGAGTTTGTATTAAAGGCTGTCCATAAGGTTTATTTGGTTTTGCTTTATAAGTTGCAGCAATAGCTTTATCAAAAGGTATATCTTCAGCATATCCCAAACCATTAAATTTGAGTTTTCCATTATCTAGAATAAAATTTTTATAATCTCTTTCATGTAAAGTTGGAATAATAATGCCATTATTTACACTCCAATTTATCTCATATACTCCAAACCCATAGTATGGGATATCTAAAATTGAATCTATTGCATTAAAGCTAAATGCATCTTCTAAAGCTTCTTTATAACTTTTATTTTCACACTCAATTAAGATCTCTTTTTTTAAAGTACTAGCTTTTCTATTTCCAATTGCAGCAATTACTGTACCATCTCTCATGATTTTATCTATTGTCTCATCATCTAGCCAACTGTTATGAACTGGTAACTCAAAAAGTGGCTTTAAAATATCTTTATATCTTGTAAGGTCTCTTACTTTAACAGTTTGTTGTTTATTATTTACAAATAGTTTTTTTATTGTTTTAAACATTTATTTTTCTCTCCTATTTGGTCTTTTATGTCTAGTATTAGTACTTCTTGTATTGGTTCTTTTCCCACCATTTTGTGAATCTTTTTTTAATCTTCTTAATCTACTCATGGCATAGACCTGTTGAAGTGGATCATGTAAGTCATCATTTTCAGCTTCAGGAAAGTCATCCATTTGTGCAAATAACTCAGGATGATCACCTACAAATATAATATCTTCATCATCAAGAGGAAACTCAAGCTCTCCCATACGGTCTTCTTTGTTTTGGGTATGGTGTGTAAATTTAAAAGTAGGTATTTTTTTTAAATCCTTTTCTCTAAAACAAGCATCTTTTATCCAATCTCTAAGCATATAAAAACCACCATTTTTATCACCACCTAGCATATCTACTTTCATTTTTTTTAAATCTTTGATTACTTCATCTACTACAGCTTTACCTTTTATTCTTGATTGTTTTGAATAAAATATATAAAGTTTTTGAGCAGCAAGGCTTATACCACCTGCAACTCTTCCGCAAAAGTCCCCTTGATTACTATCACCTTTAGCATCAACTGCCTCATAGATATAATCAAGCTTTGGCATTTGTGTATGGCTTATTTTTATAAACTTGCTTGAGTCAAACTTTTGGTTTTCACTATTTGGATTATTTTGTTGTTCCTTTTGAAAGGCTTTGTTATTAGCAGCTCTTTTTTGCATAAGATACTCTAAACTTACAGCATCCCAAAGTAAAACAGCCCCTTCATCCATTAGTTCTTTATTTTCTAAATAGTAGTTATGAGCTTCTTGAACACCATCATATTTGAATATTTTTGAGTACTCATCCCAAAGCTCTATATTTTTTGGATATTGAACTAAAGCACGAAACTTTACAGGATGCCAAAAAGCTAGTTTTAGTTTTCTAGCTAATACACTATCTCGGTGTAAAATAGTTCCTATGTATAAAATATCCATAGACCCATCTACACTTCCTAAGTTATCAATTGCTTCATCAAGCCAATCTTCTAGTTTATCTCTTTGAGTTCTACTTCTTACATTTGTATCATTTTCTAAATCATCTATGATTGTAAAGTCTGGTCTGTAAGTACCATGTTTAACTCCCCTTACTCTTTTTCCAGAACCATAGGCTTTTATTTTGATATTGTTATTTGTAACTATCTCTCCAATTTTCCAAACTTTACCCATTCCACAAGCATTTGGAAAATCTTGTTTTAATCTATCATTCTCTTCTAGTTCACACTTTATCGCTTCCACTAAAGTTTCAGCTAGTTCTATTGCATCAGAGAAAAGAGTTATAAAATGTTTGTATCCATTTACAATACACCAAATAGGAAAAGCAATAGATACATCAGTACTTTTTCCAAATCCTCTTGGAGCTGCTATTGCAAACTTTAATCCCATAGGTTTTAAATCATCTATGATTTTGTAATAAATAGTTTCAAGTTCATCTTGAAGTTTTGATTTACCTTCTAAACTGTAGTAGTGTGGAAAGTAAGTCCTTCTAAAATAGTGAAAATCACTCTTTTGTTGTTCAATTCTCTCTTTTGCTTTTGTTGGATCAAGTAAAGTTGAAACTTTGATTTGCTCTTTTAGTTCACTAGCAAAATCACTAACCCAAGTTTTATACTCTTTTCTTGTAAGTTTTAAAGCTCCTATTTTTGTGAAGCCATTATCAAGAGCTGTCGAATAAGTATCATCTAAAAAATTTAATAATTCAGATTTTTCAAATAGTGACATTTGCTAGTTCCTCTTGAATTTCATAAACAGTTTCTATTACTTTTTCCATGCAATCAACACTAAGTTCTCTTTTTAAAGAAGTTAATATTTTTTCAATAGTTACTTTTATAATTCCAAGTTTATAAGCTTCAGGATCTTCTTGTCTTGCAATTTTTCCCATTTTAGAGAAACTATCACCTAGACTTACAATCATTTGAGCTTTGTTTTCAACACTCATTTTTTCGTTCTCACGAATTTCTTTTAGAGTTTGATACATGTAAGTTATAAACATAGAGTACATGTTCTCTTTTGTTTCTTGAGTCTCTTTGATATGCTTTGTTGCTCTTAATGTAAGCCAATCAAAACCTTCAGCTTTATCTTTACTTTGATAATTTGCAACTGTTTTATCACTAACTTCTAATGCAAGAGCTATATCTGCATAGCTTTTATTTGCATCTACAAATAAGCTTCTAGCTAAGATTCTATTTCTATCTGCATTTGATAATTTCATCTAAACCCTTTAAAATCTACTCTTTTTTTATTTTGGTGTTTAAAAGCAAAGTTCTTTGGAGTATCTTGTGCTTTTTCTTTCTCTTCCATATTTGTAAGAAGTCTGCCTGTACTCATCTTTAGTAAATAAGCTTCATTCTCTTTTTTTAACTCTTTGTCACTATCATTTATCAAACCATTTTTTCTTCTTAGTTCATAGATTGTAAAATCAACAATAATTTTTTTAAGAAGTGGTGTTGGATTGTTTGGCAAAATTATAAAAGACTCACAAAAAGAGATTGAATCATTTAATGCATCATCAATTACATTTTGATTTAAAATTCCATTTGCATTTAAATCTGATAACTCTTTTAATTCTTGCTCACTTATCTCTTTTAATAAATCTTCATTTGTAATCACTTTATAAATCCTTTTTAAGGCGTTTAAAACCCGTTTAAAACTTAAAATCTTTTTTTATTCGATATATTTATCGTTTTTAATAAAAAAGCTCATATTTTTGAGATATGAGCTTTTTATAAAAATTGCTTTTAGTTTGAAAAAACTAAATTAATTAAAGCACTTGGTCTTGTACAATATGGCATTGCTTTCATCTCTGTATCAATTGCATATCCTTTTCCTCTTTCTAACTCTTGTGGAGTAGCAGCAAAAAACATTTTTGGTGCAACTTTTACAGCTTCAGTGTGATCTGCTCTTCCATAAACAACTTCATAAACTTTTTCTGATTTTGGAATTACAATAGCTGTGTTCTCTTTTAAGAATTTTTTATTGTTTCCATTTTCATCAGGATATGAAGCTCTATATGGAACAAATCTTTTTCCATGTAAAACTAAAATTCTAGTTCCCTCTTCATCTATGTAAGATGCAGTTTTGTTGTCAAACTCTCCAGCTGTTTTTGCTTTAGTTACAACTTTGTTAAAAAAGTCATTTGAACATAAAATATCGTAAGGTACTTCAGTTCCTAACTCATCTACAAGAGCATTATCAATTTCATTTAAAACAACATCAATCTCTTTGTTTTTAAACTCAATTGGAGTTGCAGTACTTCTAAATTCAAATAGAACTTTTCCAGAACCATCTACAACTTTTCCAAACAATGCACCAACACACATAAACTCTAAAGTTGTCATGTAGTCATCTTTATGCTCTTTTAAAATTGTTGCTATTTTTCTTGATACAGCTTCAGCTTTTGCTTCACCTTCTAGTGATTCAAACTCATTTATCTCATGTGGCAAGATAGTATCTTGTAAACCAAATCTTGGAAGTTTGATAGTGATTTCATAAACATCTTTTAAATCTTTAACCAATCTTTCTGCACCAGGAAGTATTGTTTCAAGAACAACTCCAGCACCTTTTCTAATCTTTAGTGTTGCTGTATTTCCCATAACAGGCTTTGTATTTGCTTTAAAATACTTATCAAATATCTTAGAACTTACTGCTTTTGTTTGTTCAATTGCAGTTAAAATTGTTGTTAAAGTCCATAACTTTATTACATCTTTAAATTTCATCTTTTCTCCTATTTTAAAATTATTCTGTTAGCAAATAAAAACTCTTTATGAGAGTTGTCATAGCCTTCTAAGTATTTTTCTCTTACAACTCCAATTAGTAAAACTTCAGCTTCACCAGTTTGTGTTATTGATTCACAAAGAATTCCATTTGGTTCACCATCAGCAGCTACTACATCAAAAGTTTCACCACCATCAACAGTTATTAATACCTGCCCAACTTCTAGAGCTTCTTTATCTTCAGGTAAAGTAACTATTCCAGTTGTTGATAAAATTTTTTTAACTACAACATCACTTTGTTTTTTAAGTGTTACAACACTTACATTTTGTCCTACATATGGCATTAATTAATTCTTCCTAATTTAAGTACATCAATTTTATTGTTTTGATTATTGTTGCTATTTGCATACATATCGTTGTTTGGAACTGTAATAGCAGTCATTGTTGATAAAAGTTTTTTAAGTTCATCAGGATTTGATTTTCCTAAAGCAATAAGTGACTCTTTTTGTGCAGCACTTACTTTGTTTAATGCAATTGCATTATCAACTTCAGTTTCAACACTTTTCTCTTTCTCTTTTTCGATATCTTCATTTTTTGTTTTTAATTCATCTTCTAAAGATTTAACTTTAGCTTCTAAATCATCCATCTTTTTTTGTTCTTCTGGTGTCAGCATTGACTCCTCCTTATTTTGAATTTGATTTTGTTTGTTATTAGCTTTAATCTCTCCTAGCTCTTCCATAAAAGGTCGGTTAGTTAAAGCAGCACTATGTAATGTCCAACCAATATTTGTAGCAGTTAAGCGCTCAATTGTATTTGGTAAAAACACTGGACTAATATATTTATATTTTCTACTTTTTATAAGCTCTAAACCAGTTTCTAGCCATTCAATTTTTGCCCATAATTCATCTCCTTTAAAAAATAGTTCTTTTATCCAACCATAAGCTGCACCAGTTCCTTGAAAAACTGTTGCATGGTCTAAATCTATAACTCCATCCACTTTTGCATTATCAAAGTTTGTTTTTATCTGTTTTAGATCTTCTAAACTTAGAGAAAAAGCTCCATTACTATGACCTTTCCATTCACCTGTAACAGCTATTTTAAGTTCATTGCTTTTTTGATTAATAGGAAGATTGCAAACTATATATTTACTCAAATGTCTCTCCTTGCGAAAATGATGTTTCTATATTAAATTCTATGTTTTTTTGAAATATAACAAGGTATGCATTTTGTGCTTTTGCATCTAGTATTTTTTTTGAAGATTTTAAAACGATTGGTTCTGATTCTAATATAGGCTTTAAATGTAAGGCTTTATTTACTTCTTTAATTAAATGGTAAATGCTATATCTTTTATCATCTCTTGTTTTTTCATTTTTACTAAAACTAGCAGCTACAAGATATAAAGAAAAAGTAAGTTTTTGTTGATAACTATTTATAGGATTTTCACCTAAAAAATCAACGTATATTGCAGGCATTTTATTATGATCTATTTTTATATCATTTAGTGAACTAAACTCACCATAATATGTATCTACATTTGGAGTGATTGTTTTAAGTATCTTTTTTAACTCTTCTTCATGCTCTTGCAATATTCCACCTCATATATTTTAATTAGATTGAAATCTTATTGATAAAAACAACGATTATAAAGCCTTATTTTTTAGAAAAATGCTTTAAAAAATTAGTTTAAAAAAATCTATTTCTTTATAACAATAGAGCCTTGATTGTAAAGTTCGGTTCATTAAATATATAAGGTGAATGTATGGACTTTTTAAAATTCTTCGATTTAAAAACAGTTTTATTTGTACTTTTAATAGCAGCTTTAAGTTTAATTAGCTTTTCTCAAAGTTCTGAAATTAAAACTTTAAAAGATGAAAAAATAACAACTCTTGAAAAGCTTGTTAAATCAGAGCAAGAGTTAAAAAAGTGTGAAGCTAAAGTAAATGAACAAAATCAAAAAATAGAAGATATGAAAGTTGAAGTTACATATATAGAACCAAAAAGTATAGAAAAAGTTAAAAATGTATTTATAAAAGATTCGACCTGCGAGTCTGAGTTAAAAGCATATAAGGAGTTATTCAATGAGTAAAATATTAGTACTTCTATTTTTATTTACTTTAGTATTTACAGGATGTGCTCCAAAGATACAAACAGAATATATCTATAAAGATGTGTATGTTCCAGTTAAGTGCAATGCAAAAATGCCAATTAAACCAACAAATGATGGAAACTTTGAGTCTCATAAAGAAAAAATGTTTTATTTTTTAAGAGCTGAAGCTCTTTTAAAAGAGTGTATAGGAGCTAATGATGAGAGTAACTAGTAAAAAACAAAAAACAAAATCAGAGTTTAAACTTTATGATGAATTTCTTTGTGTAGTTGTTTTAGTTGTTTGTGGATTATTTGCTTATGAAATGTTAGTGAGTACGGGAGTTATAAGATGAAATTAGATGATTTACTTTTCATGTGCATTTTATCAGTTATCTCTTTTGTGGCTGGTGTAATTGGTCTTATAAATAGAGCTGAACACATAAACAAAGAAAAATTAAAAGACAAGATTATATTTTTATGGTTTGGTGGAGTTAGCTCTGTGTTGATTGGTCTTATAGCTTATGAGATAAGTTTTTATTTTTTACAAAATCAAAGAGTTTGTTTGGCAATTAGTGCTTTTTGTGCGTGGATCGGAACAAGATTATTGCTTGAAGCTCAAAGTCGAGCATTACATTTTATTCAAAACTATAAAAAAGAAGATTAGATGTTAAATTTAGTAGAACTAAAAAGAAGATTAGAAAACATTGTTCAAGTTGGTCAAATTAGTGCTACAAAAAATCAAGATGGAAAAGCACTTGCTAGAGTAGTTGTGCATGACGTTGGTGAGGATAAAAGAGTAACTGATTTCTTGCCAGTGCTTAGTCTTGCAAACTCATTTTTTAGAGTATTTTTTCCAATAAGAGTAGGTGAGCAAGTTTTAGTAATAAGCCTTTTTGGTGATGCAAATAAAGGATTTATTCTTAGATCTATATTTAATAAATCTTGTAAAGAGCCAGATGGTGCAAGTGAAAATAAAGCAATTGTTGAATTTGAAGATGGAGCAATTTTCTCTTATGACACAAAAAGTTCTACTTTAGAAGTTTTAAACCCAAAGATTATAAATGTAAAAGTAGGTGTTGCTGTAAATGTTGAAGTAGGGCAAACAGTAGTTATAAATGTAGGACAAAGTGCAAAAATAGTTGCACCTACTGTTGATATAGAATCTACAACTACAACTATAAAAAGTGCAAACATAAACTTACTTGGACAAACACTCATTCAAGGTGGAATTACTACACGAGGTGCAGGAGGTGGAGCAGGTACTTTTAGTATAGATGGAACTTTAGATATTACTCAAAATTTATCTACAGGTGGAGATGCAAGTATTGGTGGAAGTATTAGCGATAGTAAAGGTGATTTAACAAATCACTCAAACGAAGGGTACGGAAGAGATTAATATGGCAAAAAGAATATCAAAAGAAAAAAGCTTTAAGCGAATAATAGAAACTCCTTTAGGAACTAGAGTTTATCTTCCACATTTTGGTTCAAGAATTCATGAGCTAATAGATAAAACAATGAACCAAAAGTGGGTTTTACTATTTCAAAAATATCTATACGAGTGTTTTTTTGATGAAAACTGGAAGCCTTGGGATGATAGATTAATTCCAGATGGAGTAACTGTGACTTTATTTGATGAAAAAGAAGCAGCTATTACTTGTGAGATTAAATTCCAAGATGGAACAGCTTTATCATATAGCGTAGGAAGTGAAAAATGATTAATGTTGAATCATTACCAAAGCCAGCTGTATTACTAGAACTTGACTATAACAAAATCAAACAAGCAAATATTGATGAGCTTAAAAAACTTGATCCTGAATGGGAGCATATAGAATCAGATGATTTAATGCCAAATATCGAAGCAAATGCATATAGAGAGTTGCACTTAAGACAAGAGTTTAATCAATTAGCTCTAGCTTTCTTTTTAGCTACGGCAACAAAAGCTGATTTAGATCATTGGGGAGTTATTTTTGATTGTGAAAGACTAAAAGGGAGTAAACCTTGGGCAAATTATACTTTTAGTTTAAGCGAAGCAAAAAGTAGTGATATAACTATAAATAAAGGTTTAGCTTTAGCTGATGATGAGAGTAAATATGAAGCTAGATTACTTGAAGATATAGTTATAAAAAAAGGTGAGCTTGAAGCTGTTGGAAGAGTGGAACTGCAAGTTTATACATCAAGTAGTGATGTTCAAACAAATAATATAACTACAACTCTTCCTTACATTTTAAGTGCAAAAGCCACTTCTGAGTTTAAAGCTGGATCAAACGTAGAAAGTGATGATGATTTCAGATTTAGAATACTTTTAAGTATGAGTGACAAAAGTACAGCTGGTTCAAGTGCTACTTATAAATCTTATGCATATAAAGCAGATGAGAGAATTGAAGATATAAAAGTTGTAAATGGTTTAAAAGATTTTTCTACTTACATACCTCTTTTTTTAGGAAAAAATGAAGTTGAAATTATAGAAGGGATTAGAAACTTAATAGCTGACTTTTGTACTGTAAATGTTTACTACTATTCTCAAAATGCAGATTTATTAATGAAGCAAAGAATAGAAGATAGTTTAAATAGTGAGAGTGTAAGACCTCTTACAGATTATGTAAAAGTTGTAGAAGCAACTCCAAAACTATTTCAAGTAGAAGCTATTTTAAATTGTGAGAAAAATCAAGAGTATGGTTTGATACAAACTCAAGCTGTAGAAAACTTAGAAAACAATTTAAGAAAATTAAGAAAAATAGGGGAGAGTATTACTTTATCTGAAATAAATGATTTTTTAAGAGTTGGTGGAGTTAAAGAGGTAGTTATTGTAAATCCAACGCAAAATATAGAAGTGTTATCTCATGAAATAGGAGTGTGTAATGATTTTAATATCTCTACTGCCACAATCTGAAGATAGTAAGTTAAAAGCTATTGATTTAGCTTATGAGACAAGAGTTGCAAAAATAAAACAAGAGCTGCAAGTAATATCAACTTTGGCTCAACCAAAAAGAGCAGATGAAAGATTTTTGCCATATCTAGCACATAGCCATCAAGTTGCTTTTTGGAGCAATGATTTAACTTTAGATGAAAAAAGAGCAATTATTGATTTTAGTATTCATCTTCATAGAAAAAAAGGAACTTTGTTTGCTTTAAAAGAGGTTTTAAAAAGATTAAACATTGATGTTAAATTTTATGAGTGGTTTGAATATCAAGGACTACCATATCACTTTAAAGTAGATGTTGATTTTTTAAATAGACCTGTTGAAGATAAAGATTTAAAAATTATTGAAGAGTTTGTTGAAATTTATAAAAATACAAAAAGTATTTTAGAGCTTATAAACATAAATATAAAAACAAATCTAAAAGAGAAATATGCAATGGCAACTCTTACAGGTGAAGATATAGAAGTTTTACCATATACGGTAAGAAATTTAAACTTTTATCAAAAAGAGATATATGCAACAGCAATAAAAATAAGTGAATGTATCACTTTGAATTTAGTAATAGGAGATTTATAAAAAATGGAAAACTTTTATACTCTGTTAAGCAATACAGGAATAAATGCAATTATCGCTGCACGTGCTAGTAATAGTGAAGTTAAATTAACAAAAATAGCAGTTGGTGATGGAGATATTATACCTTCACAAGATATGACAGCTTTAAAAAGTGAAAAGCATAGGTTTAATATAAACTCTATTATTCAAGATATAGATAATCCAAACTATCTAATAATAGAGGGTGTAATTCCTTCAAATATAGGTGGATTTTATGTAAGTGAAGTAGCAATTTATACAGACCAAAATACCCTTTTTGCAATTGGAAGTTTACCAAAAACGTACAAACCACTTTTAGAAGAGGGAAGTGCAAAAGATTTAACTATAAAAATCTTTTTAGAAATAACAAATGCAGATAGTGTAACTTTAAAAGTCGATGATAGTGTAGTTTTAGCAACTAGAAAATTTGTATTGAGTGAACTAAAAAAATATGCACTTATTAATGGTGATGAAACTAAGAGGTTTAAAGTAGCTGATGCAGTTGAGTTAAATGAAGCAATCAATAAAAAACAGTTTGATGATACAGCAGTAAAACTAACTGGAAACCAAACTATTGCTGGTGTTAAGACTTTTAGTTCTAATATAGTTGGAAATATTACTGGGAGTATTACGGGTAATTCAGCAACCGCTACAAAACTAGCAACAGCTAGATTAATAAATGGAGTGGCATTTGATGGTAGTGCTAACATAACAGTACGTGATGATACAGCAGTAAAACTAACTGGAAACCAAACAATAGCTGGGGTTAAAACATTTAGTTCTAATATAGTTGGAAATATTACTGGAAATTCAGCAACCGCTACAAAACTAGCAACAGCTAGATTAATAAATGGAGTGGCATTTGATGGTAGTGCTAATATTACAGTAGTAGATAGTACAAAAGCACCACTAAATAGTCCAGCATTAACTGGAGTACCAACAGCACCAACAGCAGGAGTAGCTACAAATAATACACAGATAGCAACGACAGCTTTTGTTAAATCGGTAGTTAATGCTTCAGGTACAGTAGGATATACACAAAGTTTAAGCACAAATGGCTGGACAAAATTACCAAATGGTTTAATTATACAATGGGGATTAGACCGAGGTTATGATGATGCTTTTGCAATGTCTCCACGTACTATAACGTTTCCAGTAGCTTTTACTACTGCTTGTTTTTTAGTAAATGGGCAATCACAAAGTTCTTTTACATCCTTTGAAGCCGCAATGTATAACGCTATATCAACTTGGAATAAGACATCTTTTGTTAGGCCTTGGTGGATAGGTAGAATGGCATGGATAGCGATAGGATATTAAGGAGATAACATGAAATACGCAAATATAGAAAATGGAACAAATAAACTTTTAGGATGGTATGACAATGAAATTCATTTAGAAATACCAACTCCAAATATAGAAGTTACAGACGAAGTTTGGCAAGAAGCCTTAAAAATAAATGCGAACTGCTATGAAAATGGAAAATTTATAGTTAAAGATTTTAGAACTCCAGAGGAAATTGAAGCTTATGAAAAAAGCCTTATTCCAAAAACTATAACTCTAAGACAAGCTAGATTGTATCTTTTATCTATGGAGCTTCTTGATGATTTAGAAAACATCATAAACCAAAATAGAGCCTATCAAATAGAGTGGGAATATGCAAATAACATAGAAAGAGAATCACCTTTGGTAAAAATATTAGGAGAAACTCTAAATTTAGATGATACTGCAATTGACAATATGTTTATGGAGGCTTCAAAAATATGACACAAGAATTAATAAAAAAGTTTGAAAATGATGTAAAAAAAAGAAGTAGATTTTTTAGATTTCTTTTAGCTTTAGACCAGTTAGGAAATGTTTTATTTTGGAATGGTTCTCAAGATGAAACTATAAGCTCTCATATTCATAGAAGAATTGAAAGTGGCAAAGCAACATGGTTTGATAAGAAGTTGTGTTGTTTACTTAAAAAACTAGAAGATAACCACTGTGCTAAAAGCATTGGTGAGTAATAAATAAATTTAAAAAGGAGAAAAGAATGAGTCAAAATCGTGGAATAGTTGCAGGTTATACTGCTAGAAATCCTTATCAAATAAGAGTTACTTCTGATTTGCCACTTACTTTGGTTGTAACAGCTGAATGTCCAGAGGGAATATATTGTTTTGATAGTCCAGAAGCTGCACTTGAAAGTGTTTTTTTTAAAAATGTAGAAACTGGAAATTTAAAAAAGTATTTACAACTAGGAGTTGATGAGTTCCCAGTTATAGTGCCAACAATAGTATCTGTTGTAAATATAAAATATGAGGATGATGAAGCTGAAGTTAAAGTTGTAGATGAAGATTTGATGAAAAGCTCTATTATAGAAGCAGTTAATGCTCTAAAAAAAGCTTCAAGTACTATAAATAAAGCAAGTAAAATAAGTGCACCAGTATCATATAAACCAGATGTTATTTGTGTGCCAGATTATCATGTAAATGATTTGGATATTTGTAATGCAATGAAAACTGTTTGTGAATATTTGGGTGCAAGAACATTTATAGATTTAGATGCAGAATTAAACGCAGATGCTTTAGCTTTTAGAGCAAATTTTACAACAGATAGAATCACACCTATTAAATGTGGGTTAGCAAAATGGAACACAGAAACAAATCAATCAGAGTTTTATGATGCAAGTGCAATTGCTGCATTTTTAAGAGTATATACAGATGGGCAAAGCACAACAGGTTATGCAAAATCTATCTCAAATAGATTAGTACCTTTTTCAAGTGTTAAATATCCAGTTGAGTTTATAGCTGGTAAAAAAGATGAAACAGATAGTTTAACTGATAATCAAATTATGAGCTTTATCTCTCATAAAGGTATCAGAACTTGGGAATATGCAACTTGTACAAATACTATTTGGAAAGATGCAAGAAGAGTAAGAATCTTTGATTTAGCAGCTCAAGCAACAATTGATGCTTTATTTGAGTGCGTAGATAAAGATATGAGTGAACTGTTTGCAGCAAAAAGAGCTTTAGAAAACTTTATGGATGACCTTGTAGGTCAAGATATTATGGTTGATGGTTTTAGAGTTTATCTTGATACAAAAAGAACAACTCAAACAGCTATTGATAATGGTGAGTTTTATCTAATGGTAGATTGTGATGAGATGCCAAGTCCTAGATTAATCAATGTTACATATAACAAAGTGTCTCAAAGTGCTGAGAGAATTTATAAACTTATTGAGGAGGCTTAATTATGAGAAGTGTTATAACGGAAGTAAATTGTTTTATTGAAGGGTATGGGAACCTAGGAAGAGCAGTCTCTTTTAAAGCTCCTGAGTTAAAACAAAAATCTATAAATGGAACAACTGGAGTTGGAGATAGATCTTATGCAACAGGACAATTTGAGTCATTAGATAGTGAGTTCTCTTGTGCTGCTTTACCAGAAGCAGTTTTTAATGCTTTATCAAAACTTGATGAAGCAGAGCTTATCTTTAAAAAAGCTATTAGAACTGGCTCAAAAGTAGATAGTTACACTTGGGTTTTAAAAGGTGCTATTAGTGTAAGTTTTGGAGATAGTAAACCAGGTGAGATGTTAGATATTAAAGTATCTCAAAAAGGTGTAAAAAAATACATCCACGAAATTAACAATAAAGTTAAAGTAAAAATCGACCATGACAATCTTATTTGTGAGATAGATGGTAAAGATTTAATGGGTGATGTTAGAAGAGTTTTAAGAGCTTAAAATTAATAAAAAAGGAAAAAATAAAATGGCAAAAGAAATAAATAAAACAAAAGTGGTTGCATATCTTGGAGATTCAAAATTAGAGTTGGCAACTCCATTAATTGTAGCTGGAAAAGAGATTAAAGAAATTGTTATAAAAGAACCAAAAGTAAAAGACTTAAAAGCAGTAAGTCATATACATAATGATTTAGATAGAACAGTAACACTAATAGCAAATAAAAGTGGATTTACAATTGATGAGATTGAAGATTTTCCAACTCATATTTATATGAAATTACAAGGTTTGGTAGAGCCTTTTTTGCGTTAGGTTTAACTAAAGAATATATTTTAAAAGGTGCAGGTCTTATAGGATATATCTATCACTTTAGTTTCAAAGAAATTATGAAGATGAAAGTTAGTGAGTTTATGTTTTTTATAGAAGATAGTAAAAATTATATCCCAAAGGTTGATAAATGAAAATAGGTTTAGGTATAGAAATAGGGGCTGTTTTTAAAGGTCTTGGTGCTTTTAAAGATACTGCTAAATCTGTAGATGAATTAAATCCAAAAATATCAACTTTGGGGAAAATAAAATTAGGAATAACAGATTCTTTCAAAGCACTATCTTCTCAAGTAAAACTAACTACAAAAGATATAGAAAAATTTAACTCTATAAAAGAAAAAATGGAGAGTACTAATTTAAAATTAGACTCTTTGAAAAATTATAGAAATGATTTTAAATCTTCTATCATGGATAAAGCGGCTCTTGGTACAACTGTTGCTTTACCTATGAAACTAGCAATAGATTTTGAGAGCTCAATGGCTGATGTAAATAAAGTAGTTAATTTTGAATCTGGTGATGAAGCAAAAGCTTTTGAACAATCTATTTTAAAAATGACTAGATCAATTCCAATATATGCAACTGGTATAGCTGAGATTGTAGCAGCTGGTGGTCAACTAAAGGTTCCTAAAAATCAACTCTTAGATTTTACACAAGTTACTGCAAAGATGAGTACAGCATTTGAAATGAATGCAGCAGATGCTGGAGAGTCTAGTGCTACACTTATGAATATATTTGGTTTAAGTGTATCTGGAGTTTCTTCTTTAGGTGATGCATTAAATCATCTATCTGACAACAGTGCTTCAAAAGCAAAAGACTTAGTAGATGTTTTAGCTAGAGTTGGTGGAACATCTAAAGTATTTGGAATAACTGCTGAGCAAACTGCAAGTTTGGCAAGTGCATTTTTAGCTATGGGAAAACCTGCTGAAGTAACTGGAACAGCTATAAATGCTCTTTTACAAAAGCTTGGAACTGCTGATAAACAAGGTAAAAAGTTTCAAGATGCATTAGAGCAGATGGGACTTAGTACTCAAGAGTTAAAAGAGAATATTAGTGAAAATGCAGAGGGTGCAATAGTTGATTTCCTAACAAAAATTAATGGTATTGAGAATGATGAAAAGCTAGGTTTATTATCTGATATGTTTGGTGCTGAATATGCAGATGATATTGCTTTACTTACAACGGGATTAGATAACTATACAAGTGCGATAGGGCATTTAGCAGATAAAACTAAATATGCAGGAAGTATGACAAGAGAGTTTGAAGTCAAAAGTAAAACAACTGCAAATAGTATGGTTTTATTTAAAAATGGTATCGGTGAAATTGGTATAAATATTGGAAGTGTACTTTTACCAGCTTTTAACTCTATATTAAAACCATTAATAGGTATGACAAATAGTTTAGCAGATGCAACTAGTCAATATCCAGTTTTAACTAAAGTTATATTTGGTGCAACATTTGGAGTTATTGGACTTGGAATTGCACTTAGTACAATTGGTTATATGGGAAGTTTTGTAGTGTCAGGTTTGCTTATGATTAAAAAAGGGTTTTTAGCTATTCAATCTTCAGCTCTATTTGCAAAAATTGGAGTTAGAGCTTTTATGGGAGCAACTGGAATAGGGCTGTTAGTTGTTGGAGCAAGTTTAATATATGAACATTGGGAACCTATAAAAACATTTTTTTCAGAGCTATGGGATAATCCTATGAAAAAATTAAATGAGTTTTGGGATGGTTTAAAAGATATGTTTTCTTTTGCTAAACCTATGTTAATGGAACTAGGCAATATCTTTGGAATGGTAAGTGATGATGAACTTAAGGGTTTTAAAAAAGAGGAAGCCGAAAAAGAGTTGGCAGAGAAAAAGAAAAGACAAGATATAGCAAAAGAGTATGGTATAGATGAAAATTCAAATGAAATGGAAGAAAAAATAAAGGCTTGGAAAAAAGAGTCAAATAGTAAATCAAGCACACCATTAATTTTGCCAAAATCAGAACCTGTAGTAAATAATTCAACAATTATCAAAGAAGATAAGAGTAGTGATAAAAACACAACATTAATTTTGCCAAAAGCAGAACCAGTGCTACCAAATAGTTCTGTTTTTAAAGAAAATAATAGTTCATTACCTGATATTCCAAAAGTAAATGAGACATCAAATACTAAAATTGTAAACAATAGTCCAACTTATCATATAACTGTAAATAATCCAGCAGATGGATTTGATATAGAAAAAGAGATGAAAAAAGTTGAACATAAAAACAAAAATAAACAACTAGAGGATTTAGACTGATGATTTTAGGTATGTTAGGTGATTTTGAATTTAAGATGAATAAAGCAGAGTTTAATCAAGTTTCAAAGCAGATAGATTTTGGGTGGGTTAGCTCAGATAGAATAGCTAATCACTCAAAACATCAAGTAGCTACAAAACCAAAAACTAGTTTCTCTATATCTGGGAATTTAATCATGAAGTCTATTTATACTTTTGATAAGTTAGAAAAATTAGGAGAGCTTCAAGAGCCAGTTCTTTTAAGCCTTACTAATGCACAACCTGTATTGGTTGTTATAAAAAGCCTTAAAAAAGATATGAGTAGATTTATAAAAACAGGTGAATATATGGAGCAAGGCTTTAGTGTAGAGCTTGAAAGATGGTACAAATGAAACTAACTATTACACAGGAAAATAAAAGATTGGATGAAATAGTTTTTTCTCATTATGGAACACTAGATCACTTTCAAAAAGTTCTAGAACTAAACAACATTACTAAAGTTTTTTTACCTTTAGGTGATGTTATAGAACTTCCAGATATTGAAGATTTAGAAGAGAAAAAAGATGAATTTAGTGAAGTAGGAGGTTTATGGTGAAACCTAGATTTAAAGTAGTTGTAAATGGAAAAGATATGACGCAAACTATAAACCAAAATGCTTCAAAAATAAGCTTTCATGATGAAGATGGAACATCAAGTGATGATATAAGACTAAGTGTTGAAGGAAGCTTTAGAAGACCAGCTTATGGTGATGAGATAAAGCTTTGGATTGGTGATGAAAATGCCATGATGTTTTGTGGAACTTTTGCTGTTCAAAACTCTAAAGTAAGTGTAAGCAATGGAAGTAAAATTGAGATAAGTGCAACTGGAGTTGATTTCTCAAGTGGAACAAAAGTAAAAAGAAATAAAAGCTATGAGAATATAAGTATCAAACAAGTAGTAACTCAAATAGCAAAAAAACAAGAGTTAAAAGTAGAGTGTGATTATGATGATTTATATGTAGTTCATATTGAGCAATCAAATGAATCAGATTTACACTTTTTAAAAAGATTAGCAAGTGATTATAACGCTTTATTTGCTATTAAAAATAATACTTTAATCTTTAAACAAAAAGTTAAAGGTGATAAAAAGTCAGATGGACTACCTAGATATAGTTTAAATATAAAAGATATTAGTTCTTATGATATTGAAAATACAAATAAACAAAAATATAACTCTTGTACAGCTTCTTGGCATGATACAAAAGAGAATAAGCAAAAGAGTGTAACCGTTGGTGATGGTGAACCAGTTAAACATATAAAAGGTTCATATCAAAATGAAGCAGATGCAAAATCAAAAGCTCAAGCAGCACTTCAAAAAGCTTCAAGTCAAACTAAAGTTGGAAATATATCTTGTGCTGGATTTGTATGTTATGCAGGTGGAGTTTTAAATCTATCTGGAACAGTAGAAGATGATGGAGAATATCATATTAAAAGTGTTAATCATGATATAGATACAACTGCTGGTTGGAAAATATCCATGGAAATAGAAAACTAAATCTCAAAATAAACTACAGCCACCATATTTCCCATTTGCTTTTGCAAATGGGAGCCCAACTACCACCCCTGATAGCTGCATAAAAATTTTACAAAAAAAAGAACAAAACTTTAAAAAAAGTGATGTTTTTTCACAAAGGATAATTATGCAAAGAACTAAACTAAAAGCCCCATTTGGTTGGGTAGGTGGTAAAACTCAATTAGCTAAAGATATTATTGATCTAATTCCACAAGATCATAAAACTTATATAGAAGTTTTTGGAGGAGCTGGAAGTGTACTTTATCAAAAAGAACCAAGTAAACTTGAAGTTTTTAATGACATAAATAGTGAGCTTATAAATCTTCATAGAGCTATAAGAAATAATCCACAAAGCTTGAGTATTTATTTAAATGATTTGCTTATCTCAAGAGAGATATTTAATGATATTAAATCAAAACATTTAAGAGGTAGAAATAATATTGAAAAAGCAGCTTTTTATTTTTACCAATTAACTCAAAGCTTTGGTTCCAAAGGCGATAACTTTGCTATGGCTGCAAAGTCAGGACGAAAACCTAAAAATATATATAGAAATTTTAAACTTATAAGTGAAAGATTAAAAGGTGTAACAATAGAGAATATGAGCTTTAATAAACTTATACCTTTATACGATAAAGATGATGCCTTTTTCTATGTAGATCCACCTTATGTAAGTACAGAAAGCTATTATAAAAATATAGGTGAATTTGGTATTAAAGAACATGAAGAGTTAGCAGATTTACTATCAAAAACTAAAGGTAAATTTTTACTCTCATACAACGATAGTGTAATAGTTCGAGAGCTATATAAAGGTTTTAATATTAGATCTACAAAAGAGATAAGATACACTCTTGGAGCAAATATGCATGGTAAGAAAAAGAGTGTAAATGAGGTATTTATAACTAATTATTAGATAAGACTTTTAAGTCTTATCTATCAATAATAATAGAATCATTTATTAGATTCTGTAAGCATTCTATATCACCAGATCTGCATGAATTAATATTAAGGTCTAAATCATTAGCTTTATTTAAAACTTCAAGATATTCATTTATTAGATTCTGTAAGCATTCTGTATCACCAGATCTGCATGAATTAGTATTAAGACCTAAATCCTTAGCATTATTAAAAGCTTCAGTATATTCTTTTATTAGAGTTTGTAAGCATTCTGTATCATCTTCTTGACATGAAGAAATATTAATTTTTAGTTCATTAGCCTCATTAAGCACCATTTTATATTTTTCATCCATTTTTAATTTCCTTCTTTTTAACTAATCTAGGTAAGTATTTTAACTAAAATTTTATAGTTTATGTTCTATTTAGTAACATTTTACTTACCGATTGGTAAGATTTAAGAGGGTATTAAAAGTAAATTAGTATAATTCAATTAACACAAAGGTGTGTTATGTTTAATTGGTATACTAGAATTAATGAATATCAATCAGTTGGTTACTTGTTGATATAGATCGTCATTTCGATGACAATAAATGTAGTTAATATTAGGGCAATGGTCCTTTATTAACTTTTTTAATGAGTGCGAGATTGTTTATTAAAAGTTGCATAGTGCTCCTTTTATTAAAAGTATAGCCCTGAGATTTATTCTTAGGGCTTTTTTTTTG